ATATATTGTGATGTCTGCGGTGGGAGTAAGTCTTATTCCTGCCGCTGCCCTGGCGGTCCCCGTGGTCCCAAACTTCAGCCAGGGATCCATGACGAGTCACACAGAGACAACATCAAAGGTGACTGAAACGATTAACTCTATAGATTATGCAACAGGATGGCAATATTCAGTATCGGGTTCAAACGTGACCAACGGGGGACAATCTCTCAGTCCCAACCCAACAACCAATTCAGTGATTGTGAATCCATTAGGAGGAACAGAGGGGCAAGTAACAAGCTCCAACTCTGGTCTCGATTTAAATGGACAGAATTTCACAATAGCAACTCCGGGAGCAGCATTCCAGTTCACTCAGACCTACATGGGACCGGGTGTAACAAATCAAACTGTGATTCAAAGAACCACAGAGGTTACCAGCGTAACCGACACAACTTCAATTTTCACTCAGTAAATGGAACAAAGAAATCCATTGCTGGTATTATGCTGCTTTGCATCTTATCTCCTAGTATTGCTCGCGCTGCGGATGTGGGTGGTGTAAGTGCAACAGCAAACCCAATCGCTAATAGTTCAGGCTCAGTAACCAATCAGGCCATTCAGGTTTTACAAGGACCATACATCACCAATCAATATGGTAATGGAATTGCTTGTCAAGGACCGACTGCTAACATCACACCATTCATTACTCATGCTCGTAATGAGAAGGATCCATTTGAGACACACTACATGGAACCTCAGTATGACAACAGAGATTTTGATGGCAGACTAGTAGAAACTCAAAAGGCAGTAAAAAACTGGCCGTGGGAAGATCATTATGATAATAGAACATATACTAATGCAGATGGTGAAACTGTAAGAGCATATGAAGATGGTGCAGATATGACTATCATTGTTATGGAAATGCAAGGTGATGGTGTTCCTGATAATCCAGGACGGAAATTATGGGATAAACCAGTAAGAACTGGTAACACCAGAAACTATAGTACCAGTCTTGGTTTATCTGCAACACTTTCTTTTCCACTTGATGGTGGACTACAAGAACGTTGTAAACAAGCAGCAGATACTCAAATCCAAATGCAGCAACAGTTGATTGCTAATAAAAGATTAGATTTTGAGATAGCTCGTTTGAAGAATTGCGGACAGTTAATGCAGGCAGGAATCAGTTTTCATCCACGCAGTCCTTATTTTAAAATATGTGCCGATGTCGTAGTA